ATAGTGGTATGCCATCAACTCCTTTTTTTAATACATATTCTTTTGAAAGACCTGTTAGATTTATAGCAAATGTAGCGTATGAAAGTGAAATTGATTCACTGGGAAGAATTACTGAGTGTTTTTGTAAAAGAGCTTTTTTTCAAAATATAATTAGTTTAAGAAGTGGTGGTGTGAATAATACGAATTGGAACAATCTGACCGCTTACGCTGATAGAGCTGTAAGATTACCTGGCACTAGTTGGAATAGTGGAGTAGATGGAGCTAGATGTTATGAAAGATTTGAATATTCACTTGATCCAACAAGAAAGGAAGCTGAAGGATTTAAAGAACCTGTTTTTGAAAAACTAACCAGAATGAAAAACTTTATTACTGGAATTTATGAAACTAAGAAAAATTACGGTTATTTTCTTTTTGACGCTTCAAAAATTCCCTTAATCGATGTTTTTGTTGAACCCGTGCAGCTTTCAAATGAAATGAGAAATTATAGTGATCGCAATACAAACATTTGGATAGAAGTTTTTAATTATTATGCAGGTTTAGCAGGAAATTCAGAATTTAATTTTTCCTTAAACGCTTTATCAGATTTAATGAATGCAGTTGGCGATACCAATTCCTCCGTTAGTAATACTCAAAACATTAAAAAGAGACCGCAAGGTATTGATTTATTTTTACCCTTTGCTCAAGGGGGTGAAAAAGAATCGGTAGGTGTTTTAACAAATTTTGAAAATTTTAGAAATCTAAATAGTGTGTCATTGTCAGAATCTATAGTAAGAGAGGTAAAATTTTGGCCTTTGGGGAGCAGAGGAAGACAGGGTGAATTCCCCGAAATTGCTTCGGACAGAAGTCAGACCCGTAGCATACAAAACTCACCAGCTAAAAGTTCCAAAATGGCTGGTATTTATAAGTGGCCTGTTTATTTAGGACCAAATTATGAAGCTTGTGATGATAGCGGTGATCCGGATTTAAACAGAATAGTTGTGACAAGCGGAGACTCTAGTCAAACAAGACGAAACAAAATTCAAAGTGGAGTAGATTTAAGTTATGATGTTTTTGAACTAGTTGAAGATGATATAATAGCAAGTCCAAATGATCTTTTGTTTGTAGAAAATGGATTTACAACAGGTTTGACATGTAGAATTTTTGCTGATTATGTAGAGGGTAGTCTACAAGGGGGTGATGAGCCATACGAGCTCGACAATGCAACGAGAACTAGCGGATTAAAGGCAATAGGGACAGGACTTGAAGATTTTTGGCCTGGAATCGGCCATCCTCCGGGAAGCTTGCGAAGTGGTTATAACAAGGGAATGATAAATAATTTCAATTTTGCAAATGATAACGAATATTATAAAGTCCCTTTCAAGACTACACCCAAATTTTTTATAGAGGCTATTGGTTTTTTTAGAGCTCCGGTTAGTGGTCATTATGTAATTTCAACTCATAATCCTACCCTAGGTCAAGATTATAACCATATATTTGTAAATCCGAATAATCAAGGAACGCATACTCAAGATGTTTTATATGTGTGGACTGGTCAAAAGGCAACCACAGGTGATCGTAACGTTAGCGCCCCCATTAACCCTAGGCGATACGGTATCCTTGACGGTAGACCCGATATAAGAGATTACGGCGACGACGATGTCATACTTAGAGATCAACAATTTGTAGAATTGAGTGGTCTACGTTCTGGACAAATGGTGCCTATATGTATACAGTTTTATCATGCAGGTAGAGAATTGGGTAGTAAAGATTATTGGGCAGGTCTTTCTTGGGGACGAAGAGTAAAAGTTAGACAGTTTGATACCGACACAGAGGGTTTATTAGATTTAACACGATACGGTTACGCATATAGTAATCTTAAAAACCAATTTCATTGGAACGATCACTTTAATGGGGTTTTTTATAGTTATACTGGATTTACCGGATTATCTGATTCAGAGTATTTTGACGAAAGAACAGGAACTCTTTGGAGTGATGCTACTGGTCTATTGGATTCATTTAAGGAGGACGCTATTGGGTTACCAAACGAAGATGAGGAATTTCCACATCTTCCAGTTAATGGAACATTTTTAAAAAGCACTTTTTTACACGCAAGTTCAGCAGATTACCCAAGGCCATCTCATTCACGTGAAAAAGCAATGCTATCTGGATCCAACCTTACAGTATTACCAACATTTGAAGAGGTTGTTCTTAGCGCAGGAATTAGACTAAAAGGCCAAGTATTTAGATACTTGAACGTCGGAAACAATACTAGTAATTTAGCAAACTCTGAAATATTACAAAGAACACTTGGGTTAACTGTAGAACAAAGAAATGAACTGCCCAGCTCAAGGCAATTATTTAATATAGTTGATAGGGCTGCTAATCAACTAACTGATTGGTACCTTGGAGAGGATAATGATGGAGGAAGTAATGCTAGTAGCAATAATAATAATCGACCTATATTTGGTGCTCAATTTTTTACAGATGCCGATAATTTTGTAACACCGCAAGCTTATGGTGTAGAAAGTAATATAAAAGGGGCTAGTAAAATTGGAGGAATCGCTAATTTCTCAAATGTTTCTGTTGAATTTAGAAATGGCCAAGAACAACAAGACCCTCTTAAAACTAAATCAATTACAGATTTTTTTGTGCAGAAAAATTTAGTTGGGCCATATAATCCAAATCAAACTTATGGTTCAACATATTTAACTGGAAAAAGTGTTGAAGGTTATTTTGACCCAGATAATACACTCGTAACGGGAATTAGTGGGGTTCAATTTGATGGGCAATGGGATGAGACGGTTTCGGATTTCATAAACGATATATCAAACAATACAGTTCAACTTCGTTGGGTAAGAGATAATATTTTTTATCCAGATGATAGTTTAATTTCAAATGACACAACTTTCACTATAGAAGTTGCCGGCTTTATATACGTAGAGAATACATCAAATTATGAATTTAGATTAAATAGTGATGACCGATCGAAAGTATGGATTGGAGAATCTGCTGAATCTGGTAAATTTAATGATAATAATTATTTAGTAACTGCTTTTCATCCAAATCAAGTGATTGGTTATACTGGTTTGGCTGGTGGAGTTTATTATCCAATTAGATATATAGCAGAAAATGGAGGTGGTCTATATGAGTTTAAATTAGATTTTAGAGTTTCTGGCTCTAGTGATTCGTATGAAAGTGTAACTGGATTTTATCATAAACCAAATGGAGCGCATCCACTTATGACAGATTCTTTGGTTAGTGGAAGCGGATATTTAATTGAAACAAATTTAGACGAACAAGGAAGAATAAAATACGGGGCCTCAGAGGGCACAGCGAGTGAAGACGCTAGATTTGGAAGAAATTATTCTAACTGGTTAGCAGAAACACCTTTAGATTCGGACGATAATGTTGTCAAGCACGTTATTTATAGGAAAGAAGTGGATTCTGTAATTGGTGGTTTTTTAATAGATGCTTTGTTTAGTACTGAAATTTTCGACGAAGATCCATTTAACGTACAAGTAAATAGAAGTAAAGCCCAATTAAATATTGAAGTAGAATTAGGTTTTGAAGGCTTAGATCAAAGTATTTTTACACCAACCAAAACTACACAAACTTATGAAGGTTCCGTATCAAATCAATATGCGGTAGATCAAGAATTTACTTTGCCAAAATATTCTGAAATAATCGGTAGTTTTGAGGGAGAAACTACCACAAGTTTAAATGAAAAACATCCTAGATATATAAAATTTAAAAAATTAGATTTTGAAACTGATTCTACTTTGATAGCTAGGTCTGTATCGGTTTTTAAAGTTTCTGAAATTGTTGATTGTGATTTTTCTTACCCCAGCTCTGCTGTTGTGAAATTTCAAACGGATGCAAGAACTTTTAATAACATACCAACAAGAACTTACAATTTAAGGTTAAAAAAGGTTTTAGTTCCATCAAATTATTTCCCGTTGAATTCTTTGGGCAAAGATAAAAGGTATATAGACACACTATCTGACAAAAAATATAATTACGTAAACGGCCAAGAAGCATATAGGCACGTTTACATAGGCGATTGGGATGGTTCCTTTAAATTAGCATGGACTGATAACCCTGCTTGGGTTTTATATGATTTACTAACAAATGATAGATATGGTATAGCCAGCAGATTAGATGATCTAGAAGATATAGATATATTTAATTTATATAAAATAGGAAGATATTGTGACGCTGTGGATTCCGAAGGAAGATTTGTTGGAGTTCCAAATGGAAAAGGGGGTTTGGAGCCAAGATTTGCTTGTAATATACTACTAGACGCAAAAGAAAATGCTTTTCAAACAATTAACTCTATAGCTGCAGTATTTAATGGTATGGCTTATTGGTCCAATGGAACAATAAACTTTTTTGCAGATCAACCCAAAGATGTTTCAGCTTTGTTTAATAATCAAAATGTTTTTGATGGCTTCTTTCAATACGAAGATACTTTAAAAAATTCTAGATTTAATACGGTAGAAGTGCAGTTCGTGGATAAAGATAATGATTACAGAATAAAAACGGAAATTGTTGAAGACGAAGAGGGTATAAGAAAAAATGGAATAATAAGAAAAACATTCAATGCAAGAGGGACAACTTCCAGAAGTCAAGCTAGAAGACTTGGCAGATATCTTCTTTATACAAACAAAAATGAAACAGAAATAGTTAAATTTAAAACCGATCCCCAAGCATTGCTTTTAAATATTGGGGATATATTTAAGGTTGAAGATGAAATTAAAAATTTTGAAGTAACAGCTTCTAGGGTTGTTGGTTCGAATAATAGTCAAGAAACAATTACAGTAGAAAAAACATTTAACACTGGAATTATTTTAACTGGTGTTGAAAACCCGATAAGTGTTTATTTACCAACTGGTCAAACAACTAAAAAAGATCTTTACAATACAATATCAACTGGTGGAAAAATTACAGAAACTGAATTAGATAAATATAATAAAACTTCTATTAAAGAATTTGTAATTACTGGAATGACAGAAGAAACAGATGGTATAAAATTAAATTTAGAAACATCATTATTTAAAAATGGATACACATCTCTTAGAATCAGTGGTATAAATACTGATGGAGGCCCACCTAATAGAACGAGGTTTCACCTTTTTGAAGAAAATTCAATTGATGGACAAGATGCTTGGAACTTTTTTGAAATTAAATTTATGGCAAAAGGAGATGTACCTTATCCTAGAAACCCAATTGGCCCTAATACAGATTTAGAAAGTCCGCTAACAAATGGTGCATTTGGCCTTGGAATTACAGGTGCTACAGGATCAATAGATTCCTTTAATATTAGTAATATTGGTAGTTATGTAAGAAGGTTTGAAGGTTTTGCACTTGCAGGAAGTGGCACTGGTTTTGCGCTTTTAGAACAAGGTGACGGAACTTTTATTGGCGCTATTCAAGGAAATCCAGAACTTCAAGCACACTCTGCTTACAAAAATAAATACAACGGGGGTATAGCGCAAAATACATTGTTTGATTTTGCTAATCAAATTGACGATTCAGAAGTATTTGATTTTCAAAATGGATTTAATCAATTTAATTTTTACGACGATAGTAATTCTAATATAACAAAAACAGAAATAACTGGAATATATTTCTTCCCAGGTTTTTTTCACGGTTATATTGAGGGCTTTGTGAATGGTCTTTTTGATTTTCTGACAGGTGGACCAGTTCCATCTGGTATAGATAGGGCTAAAACTACACAATTTATCTTAAGTGACACAACTGGATTTGACTCTGAAAATGTAAAAGTTGGTGCTGAATTTGTAATAGATGAAGATTCGTATACTGGTAGGGCAAAATTAGTAATGGATTGGACATCAGCAACACATGGAAGCACTGGCTACCAAGATAGAACTGGAGAAGATGGAAATTTGACTGGTTTAATACCATTACCAATAGGAAAAAGAGCTATACTAAGAAAAGACACAAGTATTGATTATGAGGATTTAAATTATGGGGTATTTGAAGATTATAACAACGCAAATTTAGATAAAATAGAATCTGGATCTTACGCTTCTTTTAGATTAAAAAATACACAACCCCAATTGTATAAAACCATGGCAATTGATCATGAAGAGAATAATTTATATTCCGTAATGGGGGTTTTTCATGATACTGGAAAATTTGAAGCCATAGAAACACAAGATTTCGACTTTAAATATCAATTTACTGGTTATAATATAGGTATACCAGAAAGCGCTGTAAATAAAATAACAGAACCATCTGGTTTTACTACAACCTCGGAATATTTAGAAAGTGAAAACATAATTAATTTTAAAATTTCTGGAGATCCACAAGGAAATGAAGATGCGTATTTAATAAGCGTAGTGTATCCAAACGGAAGAAGAAATCAAAAACGAGTTTTAAAAGGAACTGAAATAGAAAATAATTTTATAGTCACCAGCGGGTTTATAACAGAATTAGATTCATATGGTAATTATAAATTAACTGTCCAATCTGAAAGAAGATGATAACAAATTTTGTTAAAGTAATTCCCCCAAATACAAAGCATAATATAAAAATAGGAACTATTCTATCGCCAAATTGTTTGGAAACATATCAATCTGACTTAAAAAAAATAAAAATTAAAAGAGATAAGAGAAATTGGTTTAAATTTACTTTATTTGACTTGGGTACATATAAATATTTTAAAGAAATGTCTTTTCCTAATTTTTATGCAGTTATAGATTTACTTGATGAAAATAAAAAAATAATTAAAAAAGAATTTAAAAAAACAGATGATATGTTAATTTGCGTGAAAGATAAACACGTCAGTAAATATATAAAGGAAAATTTTTTTTTAAATTTAAAAATAATTAAAAACGCAAGAATTTTAGACGAAGCTGAGGTAGAGTTTGTAAAAGAGTGTAAATTATAAGATGAAACGTAGATTCAGAGGTATTAAGGGAAGAGCGACTTTGACGCCACCAGCACAAGGAACGCCCGCATTACAATCCTCTGCCTCTATGGCTATTATAGATATGTTGGGCGAAGGCCCAATAGACGGATTAGTTAAGCAAAATGGTAAAAGAGCAGAAGGTATTAATTTACTAGAAGGGGTATTTTTAGATGACACAAGGGTAAAAGAACCAGATGATCTAGCGCCTATATCTGGAGAAAGTTTAACTGGGTTAAAGTTTAATTCAGTCCAATTAATTGATAGATTAACAACTGGATCCATGAACGAAGCTTTAGACAATATTAAAAATAATTTGGCATTACATTCTGGCTTAAATGGAAATAACGAGTATTTGCACTTTTTGAAAACAGGTGAGCTAGAATCAGAAAGACAAGATATATTAGATTTTATAGAAGAAAATAGTGGATATTTGGGACAATTTGGATTGATTCAATTTAATATAGATGAAGCTTTTGGAACTAATCTTTTTGCAAGAACAAAATCCGCTAATTTTGATAATTTTTCAGTAAGGTCTTATAATGTTACTAGATTTGAACCGGATATTTATTTTAACGAGACTGAAGAAAAAAGAGTAATATTAACAGACTCAGACGATAGTGTGGAAGTTCCAGCTTCTCTTTTTTATCATTATCCTTTGTTCAATAATGATTTGCCAGGTGGGTACGCAAGTGCTAATAATAAAACTGAAATATTTGGTGGCGCATTTAAATTTAGAACATCTGGACTAGCTGGAGGAGGTATTGCTTTCTTCTACATAGGTAATGCCATAGCTACTGGAGATGCTGGGGTTTTTGATACTGGTAAGTTTTTTGTGGCTACAAACGATGCAGATATAACTGGAGTAATTGGAAGTGGTCAAGATGGCGGATATGATGTTTTTGTTTATGATAATTCAAGTCAACTTTTAAGCTTAGATAATGTATCAAGAAAACAAGTGTATCCAGAAATTGGAGAAATAGATGGAACTGATTTTAATATTGGCATTATTAGTGATTTAAATTCGCAATATAATTATACAAATTTTGCTTTTGATTTTAGAAAAGGTTATGAATTTCAACCTTTTATGGAAGGATATCAAGAAGCGGCTCAAGATTTTGACGTTAAAAAAATGTTATTGGGGCCATTAGCAACTGAAAGAGATGACGCTGCGCAAGGAGAAGGACAAGGTTATAAAGACATTAGGGGTGGTGGAGATTTTTCTAGTTGGAGACAAAATTTACCATTAGATCATGAACCTTATCCTTATACCCACAGAATAAAAAGAATAGATGTTAAAAAATGTTATCCGACAATTGCTATAGAGCAGTTATTTGATACGATTGCGACCGGAGATGATGCTGGCGAACAGAAATCTGCGACAGTTGCTTTTGCTATAGATTTAAATTTTGATGGCAAGGCTGGTCATACAGGAGAAAATGCGTTTGGTCAAAATAGTACAGATCATACTGGACTCAATGAATTAACTCTTAATGGAAACAGTTTAAGGGATGTAGTTCTAGGAAGAAAAGGAAAAAGTATAAAAAAAACAGTACAAGGAATAGCTACAACAATATATCTAAAAACATTTTCTGATATACCAGATTTACCCAAAAATAGCGAATTAAAAGATTTGAGATATACGCCAGATGATATTACAGATTTAACTCAAGAGATATTGGATAGAGATGGATCGCTTTCTGGAGAATTAATTTTTCCAGATGATTCATGGAAAGAAGTCGAAAGAACTTTAACGGTTACAAAATTAAGTTATGAAACTGATTCTACTTTGATAGCTAGAGAGATTAGTTTATCTTATGTAACCGAAATTGTTGGTGAAGATTTTAGTTATCCATTTGCAAATTTAGCCGCATCTACATTTGACGCAAGAACATTTGCTAGACAACCAACTAGAGCTTTTGATGCAAGATTTAAAAAAGTTTTAATACCTTCAAATTACAATCCTTTAAGAGGTGATGGATCTGATAAGAGATTTATCGATTCTTCTTCTAATTATGGAAAAAGAAGTATATATGAATTTAATAGTGGAAGTTATTTTGAAAGTCCTACAAAAATTTCTTGTGGACAAGACGACACATTAACACTGAGTGGTAAATTTTCTGTTAATAACGATCCTGGTACAACGGATGTTATATTTCAAACAAACACAGGAAGTGACAGTTTTTATCATCAATTGAATTTTCAAGTTCAATCTAATGGTATATTTTTCTTTGGTACGAGTGGCGATGCCACTAATGGGCCGCAAACTACTTTTACTAATTTAGTAAATATACCTTCCTTGATTGGATTAGAAACGGTTTTAGAGTTTAAAGCTGAATTGGATGTGAATAAAGCAACTTTAAAAGTAAACAATTTAACTGATGGTAATTCATATGGTGGAGACGCCTCGTTTTATTCCAGAACTTTTAACACAGATATTGATCCAACAGACGGTAAAAGTTTGTTTATTGGGGCAAGCATTAATGAAAATCAAATAGCAAGTGGCTCTAAAATAGTAGACTTAAAAATACAGAAAAACAATCAATTAATAAATAAATACGACGGCACGATCAAAGAAACCATTAGATTTGGAAAAGTATTATTCGATAGAATTAATGGCGACCATGCACAATTAATTGGAACTTATAATACTGTAGTTGCAGATAATGATTTTGATTTTGGTAGAAATAAAGAATTAATATATAACGGACATTGGGATGGAACATTTAAACTTGGGTGGACAGATAATCCAGCTTGGATTTTATATGATTTAATGATTAATCCTATATATGGAGTGGGAAATGCTCTAGATGATAGAGAGGACATCAATATATTTAAATTGTTTGAATTTGCTCGTCATTGTGATGCAGTAGATTCAGAAGGTAATTTTGATGGTGTACCAGATTCTCAAATTGGTTTAGAACCAAGATTTTCTTGCAACCTTAAAATTAGTGAGAATAAAAACGCATTTGAAGTTTTGTCTAATATAGCCTCGGTATTCAGAGGAATATCTTTTTGGGATGGAGCTTCTCTTTCTTTTTCAATGGATAAGGAAAAGGATGTAGCGGCAATATTTAATAATCACAATGTATATGATGGATTGTTTAATTATGCAGATGTTGCATCAACCGCAAGATTTACTAGAGTAGAGGTTTTTTATGCAGATGCTAAAAATGATTATATACAAAAATCAGAATATGTAGAAGATGAAGAAAGAATTAGAAAATATGGAATTATAACAAAAGCTAATAATGGTATTGGCTGTACTTCTAAATCTCAAGCTCGTAGATTAGGAAAATACGTTTTATTAAGTAATAAACTTGAAACAGAAATTTGCCAATTTCAGTGCGGTAACGAAGCTATGCTTTTAGAACCTGGCGATGTTATTAGAGTGGATGATGATTTAAAACATTTTGAAATTTCATATGCGAAAATTTTAGGAGTCACACGAATTCCAACTGGAGTATATATAGAAGATATAATTAATACTGGATCAATTAAAACAGGATCAAGTGAAGGCGGTCTACACACTTACAATTTCAAGCAACAACAAGAGTTATCTAGCTTATATGATATAGTTAATTTTAATCAGTTAAATGATTTCACCAATCAAGATGATTTTCTAACTGGACGTTATAGTGGAGTATTGCCAATTGAGCAAATAGAGCAAATGGATTACGAACAAATAACAAGACACTATATAACATCAATACAAAGAGACTCTAGCGGCATTTTTCTTGGACTTGGCTCGTCACTTACAGAAGTAGAAACAATAAGAACAGGCACTTATGCAAATATAGAATTAAATACAAATATTACTACAGAATACAAAATAGTTAAGAAAACTGAAGTAGACAAAAACAGATTCGAAATACAAGGATTACAATATGAAAGAAATAAATTCAATATGATTGAAGCTGAAGACTTCGATATTGTTGAAAATAATTATAATATTGGAATACCAGAACACACTATCAACAGACCATCCGCTCCAACTGTTGAAACTGGATCAAAAATAGAGCCAGATTCATCCACTTCGATCACTGGAGTAATTACAAAAGCGGCAGGAAGTAACGAAACATCTTATAGGGTCACAGTATTCAGAAAAAATATGTCTGGCCCATATTTTCAAAAAGAATTTTTGAAAGAGAGCGACGATACAACAGACTTTAAAATAGAAAATTTAAAAGCTGGCACTTACTCTTTAACCGTAACAGCTTTGAGAAATCCAGAATCAAGTCAAAATTATCAAGCAGAATTTACAATTCTTGGAAACAAACAGGTTTATATTAAAGATTTAATTAAAAATATAGAACTAAAAAATAATACATTCTCTGTTTACGAAAGAAATAATGGAAGTGGTTTAGGATCTGGTAATTCAGTATCTGATGATTGCGAATACAGTTTATCTTTAGTAAACAAAAAAAATGAAAACATTACAATCAATAATTCTGATTACACTTATAACATATATGCATCTAATAGCGGAGAATTTGAAACAGTAAAAACGGGATACAATTCAGATAGTTTTGTATTTACCGAAGCAAAAAATATCCTCGCATTTGGAGGATATTTTGACTCGTTTGATATTAAATTTGATTTAATGAAAGGTAGCAATATTATTGATACCGCTTGCTTTAAGACTACAACAACTTAAGTAGTTTGCGACAATCTTTTGCTGGAATATCTTTGAAGGAAGCCCAAGTTTTAACTTGCTCTGTGTCTCCGTCATATTTACCTTCTTTATACAAAGCTCGTAACCAGTCCTTAAAGCTATCGAAAGTGCTTACACCCATCTTTTCCTTAAGGTTCTTAGCTAAGATGCCTTGAGGGCTAATATCGGCTGATTCTGTAGGTGTTTCAATTGGAGTTTTATCTTTAGAACTGTCTATTTCATCTGCACCAACGATATGAATGTTTAAAAAGTTACGAACACAACGCACAAAAGCACGATTCTCAGCAATACATTCTAAAAACTTTGCGGCAAAACCGTTTGTATTGTGCGTAGTAGCGTTAGCTATTGAAGCAAAGGTTGGTCTAAAAGCATAGACGCCTTCATAATTTTCTATCCAATTAATCATGCATTGGACTACAACACGAGTATCTGAAGACTCCACAATATCATATGTAACATTGTGGAAACCACGAAGTTTAGCTAACTCTTTGATACCACTCAACTTAATTAAAAGCTGACCATCATCAAGACCCTCAATAGAATCTGGAACGGGCATTTTTCTTCGCTCAAACCAATCTTTGTTTGGATACAAATGTTCTAAAGGAATCATGGCTCTCCAATTAACCGAACCATCTTTATTAAAAACATAATCAACTGATTCTAGAAGACCATGCTCGTTTCTTTTAAATTTTTCTGGACTACTCATATAAATAAAAATTTTCTAATTCTTTTGATGAAATTTCATCGTATACGAATTTATGAGATTTGTCAAGTCTTTTAGCGGAAGATTCTGAAGGATAAACGTTTTCTTTTGTTACGAAACGTTTTTTGGATAAAAATTTAGTAGCTTTAGGATCTTCATTTTTTACTCTTGAAGGAGATACCGCATATTCAAAAAATTCTAATCTTAAATCGCTTAAATCATCTTCGGATTCATTAGCAATAACAATGTTGATTCTGCGTTTTTTTAAAATTTTAAAAAATTTATGCATATCATCTTTTGAGTGATTGCCTTTATGTAAGAAAATAACTTGTTTCAATTTTTCACAGTTTTCTATTATTTCGAAATCTAAAATTTTGTCTGTAAATAAATTAACATAAGACATTTGGCACCAATTCATGATGCTCATTTCATCAAAACACAAATCTGCTCTGATATTAATTGGTTTGTTCTCTAATTCTTGACTGTATGCAAAAAAATCTGGCACTACTTCTACTAATTCATTTTGAAATTCATGTCCAATTCTTTTTGTTTTAAAATTAATTTTTGTCTTAATATTTATTTTTTCTAAGAAATATGAAGCTATTATTTCTGGAAGAATTTCATTAATCCTTTTTTTACCCTCTTTAGCTGAAAAGCTTGGTTTTATTTCTGAAAAATCTGGAGCCAAAACTTTAGCGTTTTCTGGTTTATTTGTTTCTGGATAAGTGTTACCTATGATTGAAACATTTGGAATATTATATATATCGGCTATCAAAGAATAATGATCTAAGTGACCTAAAAAACCTTTTGAATTTTTTATAATATAGTTTTTTTGATTTGGTGTTGCTTCTAAACTAGTTAAATCAATTACATTAATTTTGTTTCTATTTAAAATAGGATTCAAAATATGAAAAACAACATCCCAATAATCATATTGATTACTTTGTATTGGTGACTGAGAACTCATAACTATATAGTTATCAGTGCCAATAGGAAAATAATGGTTTATTAGTTGGGCTTTTCCTATTTTAACACCCAAATCTTTTGCGTAAACTTCTACTAAATGTGACATAATTTAAATTGCGATTTATCCTTTCCGTTGTGAATATAACCACCATTTCTTTGTGTTGAATAATGCGGGAAAAAGGCCATATCAAAATATCCTTTATGTATACCAGCACCTTCTAAGAAAGTTGGATCATCAATTTCTGGTGCATATGGTAATACTTTATGTATGTTTTCATGACATTCAATGTAATCAAAGAAATCTGGATTAGTAAAGAAATAAATATCATGATTTGGATAATTATTTTTTAAATTAGATATTAAAGAATTTACATAAATAACATCAATTGCGGAACCAGGCATTACGACAGCTATTCTATCACCAGGATCTAAAAAATCATCCATATCTTGACCTGTTGATTGAGAATCAAAATTGTAATCATAATCAACATCTGGCATGTTATCTAGTAAATCTTCTAATTTTTTACCTATAACATCAACTGAATAATTATCTATCGTAAACTTGCGAGCTTTTTTACCTAATTCTTTTCTTTTTTCTGGTTTCATTTGCCAAACTTTTTTTAATTGTTTAGCAATACTAGATGGGTAGGTAGAAGCTTTAATAAATTGAGTTCCTGGTTCGCGATACTCTGCCCAATCTAATGGTAAACCACCACTTTCTACAGTGCATGAATCTTCACCGCAAGAATAATTAGTAACTAAAGTTATTAATTCTGTTAGTTTAGCTTCAAAAATTGGAATTTCCATGCCGCCACTTGTAAATGGATGACAATAAACGTCCATAAGGTTGTATATTTCGTTTAATTGTTCTTCATTAACGCCGGCCGCTACATTCGTTGTATTTAAAGTTTTTTCTGAACCACAACTTGAACAAGTTTGTTCTTGTCCATGAAAGGGTTTAATTTCATATTCATTACAAGCTTTACAAAAATATGTGGTATAAATGTCACCAAAATTTATATCCTTTTCTTTTAGTAGTCTAGGTATATCCCAACCTTCAGACCAATGTGTATGAAGTAATAACTTAGCCTGTGGACAATCTTTTTTAAACATTTTAAAACCATCTAAAATATTTGGAACGCTTTTTCTTAGTTGATTTCTAAAAACAAAGCCGATAATAAATTCATCTTGTGGTATGCTAAATTTCTTTCTTAATTGAAATTTTTGTGTTTCAGATAGCTTATAAAAATCTTTTGTTTCTACAGAACCATGAAGTGTTTTAACGTGATCAAAACCTTCTTTTTTCATATCTCTTTCCGCGAAAGAAGCCCAACCAAAAAAGTTTTTTGTTTTTGGCGCGGCCTCTAATGCTTGCGGTAAAATTGGCTGACTATCTAATGTAGTCCAAATCATGTGATTGATTTTGTCCCACCAAGGCTTATCCCAAAAACCGCCAAAAGCCCAAATATCTTCAACTCCAATATAAATATCTGGTTTGTATTTTTTAATAGCTTTATCTATAGTTTCTGCCCCATATCCAGCTGCTCTAGCTTTAGTTGGATCAGCATTTATTTGATTTAACAAACGAGGGTTGTTTGGCAAACTACCTTGACATTTCCAAGGTTTAAGTTGATGAGATGGATCATTCCATGCAGATCCATTACAAAATTCTATTACATTGTATTTACCTGTTTTGTGAAGATATTTAAGTATATTTTTGCAATGCTTACCAAAACCAGTAAACGCTCTTGAGTTGTTTGAGTGATATAATATGGTTTTCATTTAACTTGATTTCTTATTCTTTGTGACTCCACCAAAATACTTTTAACATTATTTAATATTTCTATTGATCTTTTAATTCTAACTATTTCTCTTTTATCACAAAAGGGACTTGATTTTCTTTTTTCTAAAAGGTTAATCATATATTCGATTTCTTTCATCCTTCATATTGAAATAGTCTTGTAAGATATAATTCCAATAAAGTTTTAAGGGTACGAGCTTCACCCTTTTCGATTCCAATACCAAACTTAAGCGCTGAGTTTTTGATAACCCCAAAAGACCAAGCTTCCACACCATTTGGCTTTGTGTACGGTTTGAATGACATTGTTGTTTTGTCATCGTTATATGTATGGTAAGCTGACCAATCTGTGTACTTTTCAATAGCATCAATGATCGCACCAGCTTCACCTTCGTTAATCTTACAATAAATGTTTTTTTCTGGATCTTTTGCGTTAGCACTAAATGATCCAGTTCTTTTGTTAGAATCCCAACTAGCTTGTTTAATAGCTTGAATTAAGAATGTTGGCTTTGATGGATTACCCTCCTTATCTTTGGTAATGATTTTGAAAGAAAAAGCACAACCTGTTGATTTTGCGTTTGGTTTATAGAGATTATATTGCATATATATACCCTATTATAAAAAAAAAGTGTAAAATTCTATATGCCAAGGAATATTAATTTACCCAAAGCAAGGGTTTTTATAAGAAAAGATATGTGGGGCGGTTCTTCTAGTGAATTTGAACCCGCATGGTTAGTTTCAGTAAGGGCATTAAGAGGTAGACCTTTCTGTTTTCAAGTCTGGGTAGATAGTCATTGTGCTTGCTACGATAAAGTAAGACCCGATTGTTTATATTGGAAAATGCCGGAAGAGGATCACGAAAAACTAGATTTAGTTGATGTACAAATGTGGGAGTGTTTATCTAATGATATAGAATTATTTCAAAAAGCACAACTAGCTGACGTGCCTATGTTAGTTAACATGGGTGATGGTGATTTTGAAGAAGGTAACTACTGGTTTACTATTGACTGTGTGCCAGAAAAACAATCACTTGGATATATGGATGTGGGTGATTCTGATTTGTTAGATGAACATAAAGAAATGAACGTTGTTCGTCTTAAAAATGGTCAGATAGCTATTTACCCTAACAATAGATTAAAATGGATTCCAGAGTCTCTCAGTAGCACTGAAGCTATAAAAAGAATACCTAAATGGAAAGTAGCAGAGAATGCTGTTTGGGATAAGGAATGGCTTGAGCAACCTTTTGAATTGTTTGGTGACTCAGATTGGAGTTATTGAAGATCAAGGGTTGAAAAACCAAACATTTTATCAAGAATTGGGGTGCAATAATAAAACTCATTTTGTATAAAATCTCTAATAGATTCATAAATAAAAAATGCTTGAAAATGAGAGCTATTAATTTCTGGCAAAATATACATGTAATAGTATACGCAGATTAGTTTATATAAAATTAATTTAGATGCAACTTGTTTGTATGGAACAATTGCTGATTTTAATTGATCTGCCGTACCAATTTCTGGAAAGTGTTTAGAATAATGCTCTAAAAATTCAAATTCTTTTTTAGGATATTTTGAAAGCTCTGATTGGAAAGAGAAAAATGCCAAATCCCATATAGGATTCAAGTTAAAAGATTCATGAAAATTACAAAACTTTATCATACCGTCTCTAAAGAGTATAGTTGATTGAGATAAATTTAAACTACATAAACAATTTTTATCACTTTTAAAATGCTCTAACTGGATCTTAACAAAGTGTTTTATTCTTTTTAATATTTCTAAAGATTCTTTAAATCCATCAATATTATTTAATGAATTCATTGTCTCTTCGTCTAAAACCACCTCAAAATCAGAATAACTAAAAACAGCATCAATAAAAATTTCTGTTTCATCAAATTCGTTTTGTGTATTTTCGTGCAAATATGACAGATTAGACGCTATGACTTTAAGACTATTTAATAAAGCGGACGTACCGTATTCTCTTATAGGAACAGAATGTTCAAAACTTGTAACTAAAAAAGAAAT